GAGAGGACGGTCGAGACGGGTTTTGCCGCTGCGTTCCGCGACGCTGCGGAGCATGCGATGGCGACGGCGCGGTGATTGCGAGCACGCCGACTCAACTTATTGTGCCGTGGTAAAAGAGACACAAAAGAGGGGCTTTGGATCGCCGTTGGGAGGCAAAAAGGTACTGATAAGTCCTTTGTTTTCTTGCCGGTGCCGAGCCGCGCGGAAGACGGCCAGCCACGGCTGGAAATCCGGAGTTTCCACCTGTTTCCAGTGTTTCCACCTGATTTATGGCGCTCAGTAATCGCGCAATCGCCGAAGCGCTTGGCGTCAGCCACACGATCGTGAATCGGGCGGTCAAGAACGGCCGCATCGACCCAAGCAAGCCGCTCGATCAGATCCGGCTCGACTGGGCGCGCAACGCGGATCCGCTGCAGCGCGCCCGGCGCATCGGCTCCGTGGCGGATCGGGCGGTCCCGGAGCAGGCGGTTCGCCGACCGGTACCAGCGCCCGCGGCGCGTCACGTCCCGGAAGAGGATTTTGCCGGCGCGGCGGGGCCCTCGAAGTTGGGCGGCCTCACGAAGTTCGATCTCGAGCTTCGCGACATGGTGGTCCGGCTCAAACTGCGCCAGGTTGCGCTGCGCGAGAAGGAAGGCGCGCTGGTCCAGGCGACCGAGGTGCGGGCATCGTGGGCAGCTTTGGTGCTGAACGCCAAGTCCCGGCTGCTGCAGATGGGCGACGAGGTGGCGGAGGAACTCGCCTACGAGAGCGATCCGATCCGCTGCAAGAAGATCGTCGAGGACAAGGTCCACGAAGTGTTGAACGAACTCGCGAGGTACAAGCCAGAGGCATGACGGTAGAAGGCGCTATCGCCGAGGTCTCCAAGCTCTGGGCGCCACCACCCCGCCAGACGGTTTGTGAGTGGGCCCGCGACAACTTCATCGTGACCACCGGCGCGAAGAAGGGGCGCTTTGTTCCAAACGCGTATCAGGTGGAGCCGATCAACGCGATCGGCGACCCATTTGTTAACGAGATCGTGATCATGGCCGCCACGCAGATGCTGAAAACGATGGTGATCCTGGTCGGGATTGCCTACGTGATCGCGCGGGATCCGGATCCGATCATGGTGGTGCAGCCGCGCGATTCCGATGTCAGCAAGTTTTCGAAGTTCCGGCTGGCGCCGATGCTGCGCGAGATGCCGGCGTTGCGAGGCTTGGTCTCGGACCCCAAGGCGCGCAACTCGTCCACGACGATTGACACGAAAGACTTTCCCGGCGGTCCGCTGATCCTGACGGCGGCCGGTTCGCCGGGTAACCTGGCGTCGTATGCCATCCGCTATCTGTTCTGCGACGAGGTCGACAAATACCCGCTGTCGTCGGGGTCGGAGGGAAACCCGATCGATGTCGCCAACAAACGTACCGCCACATACCGCAGCCGCCGGAAGCGGATTCAAACCTGCTCTCCGACCATCGCGGGCGAGTCGCAGATCACGGCGGCCTATGCGGAGACGGACCAAAGGAAGTTCTGGGTGCCGTGCCCGCTGTGCGGCAAGCGTCAGATTCTCGCCTGGCGCAATGTCCGTTTTGAGAAGAAGGGCGATGATCTCAAGAAGCGTGCGGAAACGGCGGCCTATGCCTGCGAGCACTGCGGGGCACTGTGGAACGATGTCCAGCGCTGGGTTGCAGTAGAGCGGGGCGAGTGGCGCGCGGATCAGGCCTTCAACGGCGCGGCCGGCTTCTGGATCAGCGAGCTTTACTCGCCGTTCAAGACCCTGCGCGAGCTGGTCTCCGACTTCCTGAAGGCGAAGGACAATCCGGAGCGGCTGAAGGTATTCGTCAACACGAGCCTCGCCGAGGTCTGGACGGTCCAAGGCACGGCGCCAAGTTGGAAGCGGCTCTATGACCGGCGGGAGGATTACCCGTACGGCAAAGTCCCGCGCGGTGCCTACTTCCTGACGGCCTTTGTGGATGTTCAGGAGAACCCGCCGCGCCTCGAAGTCGAGGTGAAGGCGTGGGGCAAGAAGGGTGAGAACTGGTCGATCTGGTATGAAGTCATCGCGCCGGAAAGGCCGGGCCCCGGTGGGCGGCCGGTGCGGTGCACGCCGGCGGATCCGGAGCCGTGGGAGCGCCTGGCGGAGCTGATCATGGCGGATTGGCGGCATGTCGATGGCGGCACGCTTCCGATCTGGGCCTGCGGTGTGGATTCGGGTTACATGGCGGACACGGTTTACTCGTTCTGCCGCCAGTGGGCACAGCCCGCCTACGGCCCGGCCGGCGCGCTGGTGCCTTCCTTCCGGACAGTGGTACCGACCAAGGGCGGCCATAACCCGTTCAAGACCATCGAGAGCATCTCGTCGATCGACGCGGCGAAAGTACGCGGCGGCCTGCGGATCGTGACGATCGGGACGCACTGCGTGAAGCAGATTGTCTATGACTCGCTGGGAAAGGACAAGCCGCTCGACGAGCAACCCTTCCCGCAGGGCTACTCGCATCACCCCAGCGCTTACGACGAATCGTATTTCCATGGACTGACGGCCGAGACCCGCGTCGTCACGGAGTCGGGCGCGATCGAGTGGCACGTGAACGGGCGCAACGAGCCATTGGATACGGCAGTGGGTAACCGCACGATGTACGAGTTGTGCGGCGGCTTGCGGCTGAGCGATGCGGCCTGGGCCGCGCTCGATCAGCAGCGCAAGGATTCTGCCGCGCCCATCGTTGTCCCGGCCGGGCAACTGGGCCAAAGGGAAGAGAGCCGCGTGGCGCGGCCGAGTTGGATGAGTTAAGCGATGGCTTACACCCAGCAGGATCTGGACCGGATCGAGAAGGAGATCGGCAGCGGCGCAGCGGAACAGCAATATGGCGACAACCGGGTGCGCAAGCGCTCGCTGTCCGAGTTACTGCGCATACGAGCCGAAATCCAGGCGGAGTTGGCCGCGCATCAACCGCCGATCCGCCAAGTGCGCTTGAACACGGAAAAGGGAGTTTAGCGATGGCAGTGAAACAGGCAGAAAAGAACCGGGGGAACAAGCCCGTGGAGCAGCCGCCCCAGCCGACGGCGGATGCGATGCGCACGCGCGCCGCGCAAATCACACCACAGGTTGCGCTCGAAGCGTTGCTGGTGAGCTGGCTGTGCCTACGTGACTTTGCGCTGTGGGCCTTCGTGCAGGGCGTCGAAGCGCCGCTCGCCGATGTTGACCTGTCGCAAATCGAGGCGAGCGTTGCTCAGATGAACGCGATGCACGGCGCGGTGATGCACTTCGCCAGACAAATCGCCGGCAAGAACGATCCTGTCGCCGTGCTGAAAGAGGCGATTGCCAAAGTGCGTCGCGAGCACGAACCGCTCTTCCCCCTGACCGTCCAGGGCATTCCTTCCGCGTTCTGATCCTTCCCGATTCCCGATGGCCAAAGCCGAACTATTCACCGACGTCTACCGGACCGCGCCCAGTGTGTCCGCGGCCTCTGTGCCCGCACGGGCCGCCGCGTCCGGGAGCGCTGGCGGCAGTGCCATGCCCTACTACGACGCTTCCGGCTGGGGACGTCGCATGTATGGCTGGAACCCGGGCAACGCGGGTCCGAACACCGTCGGCATTCAGACCATCGAGACGCTGCGCTCCCGGTCGCGCTACACCGCGCGCAACGATCCGTGGGCTAACAATGGCATCGCCTCGTTCGCGGCCAACGCGATCGGCACCGGCATCAAGCCCCAGTCGATGCACCCCAACAAGAAGATCAAGCAGAAGATCCAGAGTGCCTGGCTGCGTTGGACGGACCAGTGCGATGCCCACAACGCTTGTGACTTCTATGGCTTGCAGACGCTGTTGTGCCGGGAAGTGATCGAGGGCGGCGAGTGCTTTGCCCGCTTGCGCCCACGTCGCAAAGATAGCGGCCTGAGGGTACCGCTGCAGCTCCAGTTGCTCGAATCGGAGTTGCTGCCGGCCTGGTACAACGTGGACCGTCCGAACGGGAACCGCGTGCGTGCCGGTGTCGAGTTGAATAAGGAGCATGCGCCGGCCGGGTTCTGGTTTCTGAAGCAGCACCCGGGCGACACCATCATCTGGCCCAGCAACGCCGGCGTGCTGCTACGCGTTGGAAGCCAGAACGTATGCCATGTCTTTCAATCGCTGCGCGCCGGGCAGCTTCGCGGCGTGCCGTGGCTAGCGCCCGTATTGCTGCGCATCCATGAACTCAACCAGTTCGAAGACGCGGAGCTGGTGAAACAAAAGGTCGCGGCGATGTTCGTGGCCTTTGTGAAGCAGATGACGGGCCAGGGCGTGTTTGGCGAGGTGCCTGGCACGCCCGGTGAAGCCCCGGCGCCGCCGCCCGGTGTGGGCACGGCCGTGATGGAGCCGGGCACGACGCAGTACTTGCGTTTGAACGAGGATGTCGAATTCGCGACTCCGCCGCAGTTCAACTCGCTGCCCGAGTTCATGCGGATCTACCTGCGCTCGATCGCGGCGGGTCTTGGCGTCACCTACGAGCAGCTGACCGGTGACTTGACCGGCGTTAACTATTCGAGCATCCGCGCGGGCCTGATTGAGTTCTGGCGCCGCTGCGAACAGTTCCAGCATCAGGTCATCATCTTCCGCTTCTGCCGGCCGGTCTGGGATGCCTGGATTCGCACGGCTCTGATCTCCGGCGAACTCGATTACGCCGATTACGCAAAAGACCCGTTGGCATTTACGAGCGTGAAATGGGTGCCGCCCGTGCGGCAGTGGGTGGATCCGGCCAAGGAGATCGGCGCCACGCTCGATGCGATTCGCGGTGGCCTGGGCTCCCGTGACACGGCGGCCAGTGCGCAAGGCTTCGACGTGGAGGAGATCGACAACGAGAACGCCCGCGACCAGGAGCGAGCCGATGAAGCCGGTCTGGTTTACGACTCCAATGCCCGGGATCGCACTTCGGCCGGCTTTCCCACCGGCGAGAGTCCGCTGAGCCTGGCGATTCAAAAGAAGGGAGCCCGCAGCGCAAAGCCGGAGCAACGGCTCGCCCTCGCCACTCCGGCCGGGCTCTACGCGGTGCTTGAGGAGATCGTAAGCCTGGAGCTGGATCGGAGGGCGGCGTGACGCGCGGGAACGCGATCGACAGCGGAGGGATGTCTGGCTTGACCGGCATTGCGCTGCGTGTCTTCAATCAGCCGCTCGCCATCGGAGGCGACAAGTTGGACATCATTGTCCGCAACGTCGTTCTGCCGCGCCTCGGCGGGGATGTGGATGCCGCACTCGAGGTTGACCAGGAGAAGAGCGACCGCAAACCCTATACCGTGACTCCGGACGGTATTGCGCTCATCGACGTCTGCGGAAGCCTGGTGCGTAAGTCGTTCGGGCTGCGTCCGTGGAGCGGCATGACCAGCTACGAATGGCTGAGCAGAGAGCTGTCCATGGCGTTGTCCGACCCCGATGTGCGGGGGCTGCTGTTGTGCTGCGATTCGCCGGGCGGCGAGGTGGCCGGTTTGTTCGACATCGTCGACGAATTCTACGCCGCCCGCGGCCGGAAGCCGATCTTCGCCTCGATCTGCGAGCAGGCCTGCTCGGCGGCGTACGCGATTGCCAGCGCGGCCGACAGGATCTTCATCACGCGCACCGGCGGGGCCGGATCGGTGGGCATCGTGATGTGCCATGCCGATCAGTCCGATTACGACAAGAAGCAGGGCTTCCGCTACGAATACATCTACTTCGGGGAGCGCAAGATCGATGGCAATCCCCACGAGCCGCTGAGCGATGGCGCACGCGCCGTGCTTGAGGCGGAGGGGCGGCGTTGCTACGGGATGCTCACCCAGGCGGTGGCGCGCAATCGCGGGATGACGCTCAAGGCGGTCAAAGGGACTGAAGCCGGTGTGTTCTTCGCCGATCAGGCGATTACGGCTGGTTTGGCGGATGAGATGGGGACCACTGAGGCCGCCTGCGCGGCGCTGGTCGAAGCGATTGCCCGGCAGGCAGCACGCGAGCCGGGGGATTTGAAGAGCGAGCGGCAGTTGGCAGCCCAGCCCGCGATGGCACAGGTTTCGGAAGCGGGAGCGTCCGCTCCGAGTTCGATGAAGGGAGACACGATGACCAGACCGAAAGTGGCGGGCGCAAAACCATCGCCCGCAGCCGGGAAAAAGCCGGTCGAGGATGACGACGAGCCGAAGGGCGCCAAGGGCAGCAATGCCGACGCCGACGACGGTGGTGATGATGATGATGACGACGAGATCGACGCCAAAGGCGACGACGGTGACGACGACGGCGCCAAAGACGACGAGAAAGGCAAGGGCAAACCCGACGGCAAGCCGCGCGGCGGCAAGAAAGGTCGCCGGGCCGAAGCCGAGGCGCCGCAGTCGACGCCGGAGGCCCCAGCGGCCGGATCCGTGCAGGCTGGTATGGCGGTGGCCGCGGAGATCGCGGACCTTTGCATCCTGGCTGGCATGCCCGGCATGACCGCGCAGTTCATCAAGGCCGGCCTCACGCCGCAACAGGCGCGGGAGAAGCTGATGGCCGCGCGGGCCGGTGGCGACCAGGGCGAGATCGACCAGGCCATCCAGGCGGACACCGGAACGAACTTGCGCGTGCCGCCCGGGGAAACAGGCGTCGTGAAGAAGTGCAAGGCGATGGCCGCGCGCATGCAGGCGCAGAAAGGTAGGGCCTAACCGATGGCCGTTCAAGTTCAAGCGTTCAATCAGGGCGACTGGCTCAAGTGGGAGCACGTGGACCATCGCTTCAGCCGCGATGCGGTCGTGCTCGCCGCGGGCCAGGCGAACATTCTGACCGGCACGGTGCTGGGTCAGAAGACGGCCGGCGCAGACCTGATCGAGGTCGTGCCCGGGGGCAGGAACACTGGCACGGGTGTCTTGACCATGGACCCCACGACGCCTCTTCTAGCGGGCGCGCTGCCGGGTGTCTACACCGCGACGTGCACAGTTGCTGCGGCTGGCGCCGGCACTTTCCAGGTGACTGCTCCCAACGGTACCGTTCTCGGAACCGTCACGGTGGGTGGCGCGGCGTTCGCGACTCAGATCAAGTTCACGATCGCTGACGGCGCTCCGGACTTCGTGGTCGGCGACCTGTTCTCGATCGAGGTGGGACCGATTTCTCCGGCCACTGTGGTGGCGCTGAACTTGGGAGCGTCGGATGGGTCGCAGAACGCTGCTGGCATCCTCCTGTTCACGACCGACGCCACTGCCGGCGCGGTGAAGACCACGATGATCGCTCGCGAGGCGGTTCTGTCCTCGTACGGCCTGACCTGGCCGGCCGGAATCACCGAGGCGCAGATGGACGCTGCAGTGGCGCAACTCGCCGCGAAAGGCATCCAGGTCCGGCAGGGCGCGTAACACTCGTCGCCGCGATCCAGAAAGAAGAAAACACACCATGCCGATGATCAATCCATTCACGACGGACGGCTTTTCGCTGGTTGCGCTCACCGATGCAATCAACGTGATCCCGAACATGTACGGCAAGACCAATGAACTCGGCCTGTTCACGGAAAAGGGGGTCCGCACCCGGACCGTGATCGTGGACGAGAAGGACGGCGTCCTGAACCTGCTGCCCACGCGGCCGGTGGGCGCCCCGGGCACGGAAGCGATCAAGGGGCGCCGCAAGGTGCGCTCGTTCGTGATCCCGCACATCCCGCACGAGGATGCGATTCTGCCCGAGGAAACGCAGGGTTTGCGCGCTTTCGGCTCGGAAAACGAGCTTGAGGCGCTGGAGACCCTCGTTGCCGAGCGGTTGGAAACGGCGCGCCGCAAGCACGACATCACGCTCGAGAATCTCCGCATGGGCGCACTGCGGGGCCAGATCCTCGATGCCGACGGTTCGGTGATTTACGACCTGTTCCAGGAGTTCGGACTCCAGCAGAACGTCGTAAACTTCCAGTTCTCGAGCAACGCGTTCGACGTCAAGACCGCCGTGCTCAATGTGAAGCGCTACATGGAACTGCACCTGTTGGGCGAGGTGATGCGCGAAGTGCATTGCCTGTGCGCGCCCGACTGGTTTGACGCCTTCACGCGTCATCCGGACGTGATCACCGCGTTCCAGTTCTTCCAGCACACCGATCTGCCCAATCAGACGCTCGACTCCGACAACCGGCGCAACTTCCGCTACGCTGGCGTGACGTTCGAGGAATATCTCGGCCACGCGAGCGACGGGGACGGCGTCGACCACGTGTTCGTGCCCGAGGGCTCGGCCATCTTCTTCCCGCTGGGGACGATGACCACTTTCCGCACCTGGTTCGCGCCGGCGGACTTCAACGAGACGGTCAACACGGTCGGCTTGCCGATCTACGCCAAGCTCGAGCCGCGCAAGTTCAACCGCGGCATGGACCTGCATACGCAGTCCAACCCGCTTCCGATGTGCTTGCGTCCTGCTTTGCTCACGAAGGCGACGCGAAGCTAAACACGATTACGTAGAACTGCCAGCGCTGAGCTCGGAATTGGCGCGAAGGGAGTCGGTGGCAGGTTGCCGACTCCCGGCAAGAGCTTCTTGCCCGCGCCGACTGGCACACGTCTGCGGTTTGAGCGTTACGGCGAAGTGATCAGTACCTATTCGGCCCACGTGAGGCGACTACACGCGGGTGATCACTGGCCAAACGGCGGTCGCAGCACGATGAGTCCATCCTAAAACCAAGTGGATAACTTCCGAGTTGGCAACCATCACGCCGGGATCGCGCACCCGTCCTGAATCGCCGTTTTCGGCCAGAACGCGACCACTGGTGGTAAGGGTCCCGCAGAGAACTTCTACCGGATTACGGTTATACTGGGGCAGTATGCGGGGAAGGAACCGTATGAAGTGAAACTACCTCCGAACTGCTTCAGTGCCCAGACCGATGATGAACTAGTAGCATGGTGTGAAAAGCATCGGGCTGGTTTTTTCTTGAACTGCTGGCCGCCCACAAAGGACGGGGAGATTAACAACCCCTATAAGCTCCACGCCGCCTGGGATGGGCTCGATATCTGCCGGAATCTCCGCCACGCCCGAGACCGGAATAAACTCACTACGCCGTATCCGAAGGTGTATTCGACATCGGCGAAATCGCTGTGTACTTGGGCAAAGCAGGTAAGAAATGGCCAGCCACCCGAGATGTGCGGCGGATGCAATCCAATTTACTTGCCGTTAACCGCGGGAGTGAGGCATTCGCCCAACACGTCCACCCTCCGCACCCGATCTTCGCTTCCTCCGGCATATGGACAACCTTCCAGGGGATCACACGATTTCACGATAGGCGAAATCGTCTCCGTTGAGTGGCCCGAATCACATTACGGCATCGTGGAGGTGGGGACCTGGGATGGGCGCATCATCGCGCAGGACGCCAGCAAACTCACGGTGCGTTTCGAGTATCCAGCCTACGAAGAAGGCGGCGTTATCCACAACGGAACCTACGAAACCATTGTGATCGATGTTGGCAAAGGAGTCGATGAGACATACGGAGAGAAGGCCATTGTGAAAAGGCCTGAACAAGGCAGAAAACAAAGTCACTGATTAACTATGTCCAAAGCTGAAAGAATCGAGCCCTTACGAGGCGGAAAGATGGTCGCTTCGCGCATAGCTATTGCGGTGTTTCTATTATTCACAGGTGTCGCGCTGTTTTTTATTCCCATCCTGGGGTGGGTCCTAGGACCAATTCTGATCTATGGGGCATTCCATGAGTTATTGAAGAGCCCGAAAGCGGCCTGGCGCGGAGCATGTCCTTATTGCCAGACAACCCACGAGGTGGAAGAGGGCGTCGCTGTACAGAAGTGCCTCATATGCAAGAACCGGTTCACCAGTCGCGACGGCGAATTCGCAAAGCTCGAAAGCTCTACTGTTGACGCTGACGAGGTGCGATGTCCGTTCTGTGCCGAGACCATCCAGCGAGCTGCTAAGAAGTGCAAGCACTGCGGTTCTGACCTGACCGCCTAAGCACGAGCGGGAACGCAGCACCTGGAACGATGAAAGACAACACTAGGCGTCGGGCGTGGCTTTAGTAGGGATCCCTTTGTGAGACGCGCCAGGGCCATCCAAACCCAGGAACATGGGCGACCGATTCTCTTGGATGCATCGCACCTAAACCGCACAGTTGACGGCGGCATCCGATTCCTGTCGCGATATGGGGAACTGATGAACATAGCCACTATCGGCGAATCGGGAAACAATTCGCCCAGTTGGAAACATTCCGTTGCCGATGTGCATCAGGTTGACAGATGAATTGCCACTGACGCCGCAGTGTTTGCGCATCGATCTGGTTGGTTTGTCGGTATCCCGCTCTTGCGCCGGAACCAGCGCGCAAATCTAACTTATCCGAAGCCTATTTCCTCCCTCTCCCAAGCGAGCTGAAGCCCACTCCCACTTTCTGCAATGAGCTGGCAAGACCAAGTTGACGACATGCTGGAGACGCTGCTCAATCCGGATACCGGATTTGGCACGCCCTACGTTTACACCTTCAATGGCGGCAGCACGATCGCTCTGTCTGGGTATTTCAACGCCGCTTATCAGAACGTCAAACTCGACGGCTACGGCAGCACGATCACCACGGTCCACCCGGTGCTGGGCGTCCGGCTGGCGGACTTCGCCGGCACTGTGGGTCCCGTGCAGGATGACACTGTGGTCGTCAACGGTGTGAATTACGCGATCTGGGACGTGCAGCCGGACAAACAGGGTGACCTGGTGAACAAGAACGGCGGCGCGCTCCTACTCTTGAAAAAGCTCTGATGCCTACCGATCATCCCCGGTCTGTGATCCGGGATTACATTGCCGCTGGTCTGGTGAGAGCGTCAACGCTGGCTGGCACAAACGTTTTCGCTGACCGGATTGAGCCGGTCGGTGACAACTGGTCACCGGCGATCTTCATCCACACGCCCAGCGAGTCAGTCGACGAGAAGGATTCATGGGTATCAAATGATCCCGATAGTCCGGGACGGTTGACTCGCGAGCTGGTGCTCGCGGTGGCCGGCATCATGGAGATGCCGCGCTCGGGAGTCCCGATCGACCGGCAGCTCGATCAGCTCGCCTACCAGATCGAGGCCTTCATGGACTCAGATCCGACCTTGGGCGGCAACGCTTCGAAATCGCTGCTCCAGAGCAGCACGGTTACGCTCAAGCCCGGTGGCGTCGACGCGGTGGCGATGGTGCAGCTTGTCTACACGGTCACGTACTACACCGAGACGATTACGGATCCCCGCGTGGACGGCGTCCAGCCCACGGAAGTCTTTGTCGGCTTTGCGCCGGACATCGGTGCTGCGCATCAGGCGGATTACATCGAAGTGGTGGGCGGCTAAGGCATGCTGGACCTTCTGATTCAACGCGGGGCCAGGACCGGCGACCTGCAGGATCCGGACACCGCGCGGCTCAACCATCAGGTGAACAATCTGATTCACCGCGGCTTGATCCTTTCTGTGGACCTGCAAAACGCGGTGGCGACTGTACAAGTGGGCGAGGTGCAGACCGCGCCGCTTCCCTGGCTCACCTCGCGCGCCGGCGGAGACATCACCTGGTGGGCGCCAGAAGCCGGCGAGCATGTGGCGATCCTTTGCCCCGGTGGAAGCCTGTCGCAAGGCGTGATTATCGGCTCGCTCTATTGCGGCGCGAAGCCGGCGCCATCGAACAGCGCGGATCAGCATGTCACGAAGTACTCCGATGGCACGACGATCACTTACGACCGCGCGGCCCACACGTTCACGATTCATGCGGTGGGCGCGGTGACGGTCAACCTTCAGGGCAACGCAACGGTCACGGCGCAGGCCGTAACCGTGAATGCGCAGAATGGCCTGACGCTTACCGGCGCGCTGACGGTCGATGGCGACCTGACACTGAACGGGAAGGTGGCCGGCACGCTGAAAGTGGCCGGCAACGTGCGCGCCACCGGGACGGTAGCGCAGGCGGTTCCGCCCTCGCAATTATGATCGGCATGAACGCGGGTACCGGCGCGGAGCTGGCGGGCCTCAGCCATCTCGAGCAGAGTATCCGCGACATCCTCCTGACGCCGAAGGGCAGCCGGGTGATGTTGCGCGACTACGGCTCGGATCTCTTCTCGCTGATCGACCAGCCGCTCAACGAGAGCACCAAGATGGCGATCATTGCCGCCATGGTCGGTGCGCTTTCCACCTGGGAGCCGCGGATTCATGTGCAGAGCGTAACGGTCGCGGCGGACCCGGCGAACGGCTCGATCTCGATCTCGCTCACTGCAACATATTTGCCTGACGGGCAAACCATCACCATCCAAGGCCTGAAACTTTCATGAGCCGCTTCAACCTGATCGACCTTTCGACGCTGACGCCACCGGATGTGGTGGAGACGATCGACTTCGAGTCGATCAAGCTCGACATTCTGCAGGACCTGGTGACGCGCGATCCCTCATTCTCGGCGCTGCTGGAGTCGGATCCGGCCGTCAAGCTGGTGGAGGCGTTCGCCTACCGTGAAATGATGTTGCGCCAGCGGATCAATGACGCAGCGAATGCCAACATGCTGGCCACCGCGCTGGGCGCGGACCTGGACAATCTGGCTGCGCTATTCGGTGTCCAGCGCATGACGTTCACGGACGCGCAGGGCAACGTGACGACCGAAACGGACGACCGGCTGCGCTTGCGCGCGCAGCTCGCGCCGGATGCTTTCTCTTGCGCCGGTCCGGGCAACGCTTACATCTACTTTGCGTTCTCGGCGGACCTGCGCGTGGCCGACGCCAGCGCGTTCTCGCCTGCACCGGGCAATGTCGTCGTGACGATTTACAGCACCGATAACGGCGGTGTGGCTTCGCCGGACCTGCTGGCCGCGGTGTCTGCCGCGCTCAACGCGGATGACGTCCGGCCGCTGACCGATGTGGTGGAGGTGCAGGGCGCGCAGATCCAACATTATTTAATAGCGGCCACCGTGACGCTCTATCCGGGACCAGACGCGAGCGCTGTCACAACGGCGATCACCAACGCGCTCACAGCCTACACGCAGAACGTACAACGGCTTGGTTACGGCATCACGCTCGCCGGCATGTACGGTGCTCTCGACCAGGCCGGAGTGCAGAACGCGACGATTCAGTCGCCGGTGACCGACGTCGCCGGCGATCCGTACAAGATCAACGTCTGCGACGCGGTGACCGTCACTGTAGCGCCAGCGAGGACGGAATGAGCACAACCCCCTCGGTCCTGCCGTCCAACGCGACGCCGTTTGAGCGGAACATGGAGAGCGCGGGATGGCGCCTCGGCGCCGACGGTCCGGTTGGCATCCGCGCACTGTGGAATCCGCAGGCGATCCCCGCGGCGTTGCTGCCCTGGCTCGCCTGGGCGTTGGGTGTCGATGCCTGGGACACCGCGTGGGATGAGGCGAAGAAGCGCGCGGTCGTCGCTTCCCCCCTCGCGGATCATCGAGTCGATGGGACCCTCGCTGGCGTTCGTCGGGTGACTGAGCTGTATGGCGGCACGGTGACGAACGTCGTCCGGCCGCCCTGCCAGCTTTACTATGGCGCGAGGCAAACGCAGGCAGAGAAGGACGCGGCACTGGCGGTCTATCCGCAGCTGATCCTGCGCACCGATTGCGATCCTTTCGCGGTCCCGGATGCAGCAACTTTCAACGGCCGGTTCATGGGCCATTGCTATGGTGTCGACCTTGGCACGGCGGAACGGGCACTGCCGCTGGCGTTCATTGAGGATCAGGAATCGACTACGCAATGTGCAGTGTCGGAGTGGACAGCATCCGGTGTGATCTATTTGCAGATCCGAGTGCCGATCAGCAACCCGCATGGAACCTACGCTGGCGGCTTTCCGAGATTCGGCACTGCTGTAGACGCGCCGGTTTACCGGCTGCAACTCATGCAGAGCTACGCGGGGCCCGGGCTGGGCGTCAACTACAAACTCGTCGATGCCGGCGTGGATCCGACGCAGGTCTTTCCGGATTGGATTTCGGAGACCTATCCGGCACAGGGCATCTTTCCGGGGCGCGGTTTCGCGAACGAGGCTTTGTATTGGTGCGGATCGAAGGCGGCAAGCCACGTGTACGCCCGGCTGTGTCTGTTCGATGAGAGCCGGACGCTCGAGGCCACCGGCAAGAGCTTCTTTGTCGATGCCGTACACACGGGCATCCAGCCGCACACAGCGCAGATCCGGGCCTGGTTCCCGTTGCAGCGCTCACCGTCGGCGCCCAGCTACTACGGCCAGGGGTACTTCGTGGCTGAGGATTACCAGTGGCTCACGCGCTATTGCGACAGCCTGGTGCGCTGCGCCTCGCTCCGGGACACCTTGCTCGTCGATACCCGCAACTATACGGTCGTGCGCTGTGGACGCCAGGCGCAGTGCGATCCGGCGACGATGTGCGGCGCGATGCTGCCGCGTGAGTAGGGAGAGATCCGATGGAACAACAATTCAACTTTCAGCAAAACATGGACTTCCAGGTGCAGGACTTCATTGACCTGCAGCAGTGGACCTCGGACGGCATCGACCACATCGCGCTGGACGCGATCGCGCCGGCTGGCATGTACTTCACCGGGCTCATAGCCACGCAAAACGGCCAGACCCAGGTGAACGTGGCTCCCGGCCGCCTATACGCGCAAGGCACCAATCCGTCGGGCAGCGCGGGCTTGTGGGTGTATCAGTACCCCACCTCGACTACGAATTCGCTGCAGGCCATGCTGCCGCTGAATGATCCGAAGCTCATTGCGCTCATCGCCTGGGGCTCGGTCGATGCGACTGCCGATGTGGAGCCGCGCTCGTTCCTGGTGAATGCACAGACCGGTCTCGCACAGACCCAATCGACCGCCTTGCAGACGGTCCGCACCTGCAATCTGCAATTTGTCGCGGGCGTCGAGTCGCCGGTACCGCAATTGCCGACGATTCCGGCCAACGCGCTGCTGATCGCGACCATCACGATTTCTCCGACCGGCATCACCGCGGTTGCCATGCAGTCGGGCAACATCCTGCCCAACCTGGCGAGCCACGAATCCCGCGTTACGACGCTCGAGGCCACCAGCACCCAGGTGCAACTCAAGACGTCTTCCTTGGCCACCGATCTGAGCGCGCTCGCCGCCAAAACAAACGGCCTCGCTTCCCTCAGCCTGGTGACGCAGATGGCGGCCGATCTGGCGCGCACGAAGGCGAAATTGAACCTGCCGTCTTCCTATTCCTCGTACGAGTCCAGTTTCTTCGGCGATTTGACGAAGAGCAATCCGGCTGCGAGCGGCTATGCAGCCAAGGTCAGCAATGGCATTCTCTTCCCCGATGCTGCGAGCGGGACGTTCCCCTTCGATCTGTTCAACCCGATCGATGCGAGCGTTATCAAGAGCGCGCGGGGCCTGATTCTGCCGGCCTACACAAGCGTCCCGCGCATTCAGACCACGGGCTACTCCGGCGATCTCTCGCTCTCGCAGTATCAGGTGCAGAGCCAGACGCTGGTGCAGCAGCAGGAGACGGTCTGGCAGTATCGCTACGGCTGGAACTGGAACTATTACCCCTACTGGTATCAGGGCCAGTTCTGGAACTACTACAACCAGTACTACGCATACAATCTGTGGGGTGGTTACTGGTACGCATACACCCAGACGAGCTACGCGCTGCAGACCTCCACGACCTCGATCAACGGCGCCATGGTGGCGCAGACATTCCTGGTCTCCAACGCCATGTGGCTCACTGCCTTGGATCTGTTCCTGACCTCCGTCGCATCGACCGGCGACCTGACTGTGGCCATCACGAAGACTGTGGCCGGGCAGCCCGATCTGACCAACACGATCGCCACTGTAATCGTCCCGGTCGGAACGCTGAACACTTACCCGAAGGCGACCAACATCCCGATCCCGGCCGTGCTGCTCGAGGCAGGCACACGTTACGCACTTGTGCTGATTACGCAGGGCAATCATCGCATCGCCACTGTCAGCGGCAACAACTATACCAACGGCACAATTTTCCATTCGACAGATGGCGCGTACTTCACAGGCGACCTGACCAAGGACCTGATGTTCACGCTGTACGGCGCGCAGTTCGTGAACGCGCTGTCGCAGGTCCAACTGCAGCCCGTGTCGCTGGCCGGCGGATTGACCGATCTGGCCATCAATGTCTCTCAGGTCACGCCGCAAGGCACAAGCTTGCAGATTCAATTCCAGGTCAACGGCCAGTGGTACAACCTGGGCGACTCGACCGCGCCGTTGAACTCGGCGCCGCAACTCGTGCCGCTGCGTGCCGTCTTCCTGGGCACATCGAGCCTGGCGCCGGCCATCCTGGCGAACGCAACAGGCGTTGTGGCTTCTCGCCCGGCAGTGGCGTTCAACCATACGAGCGAGCTGCGGACGATCTCGCCGGCGAGCAGCAACATCCAGGTGCAGGTGGTCGTGGTCGGCTACAACGCGGGCGTGCACACGCTCACGTGCACGCTCGGCAGCGGCGGCAATACGATCACGCCTTCGGTGACGAGTTCCGCGCTCGAGCCCGATGGCGTGGGCTTGCGGTTCACATTCAAGTTCACGCCGAGCGCGATCAGCACCTACAGCATCAACATCCAGGGCACGCGGCAGGCGGCCGCCGCGCCGTTCCAGATTGTTGAGCGGACAGACGTTGCGCAGTAACAGGAGGTTTTCATGCCAACAACTACTGAACAGAAAGCCAGCGAGGCGCCCGCCAGCAAGGGCCCTGCTATCGACCCGGGCGCCCAGTATGTCGTGCATCTCGCGGAGACCGTGGAGGTGCTGGGCGAGCGGTTGTACCCGGGGCGCGAGTATCGCCTCCGGGGGGATGTGCTGATTCCGATCCAGGCGAGCGTCCAGGATGCCACTCAGCTTCGATAAGTACCGCTTCACCGATGGCCAGACGGCGTTGAGCGCGGGGACTTTCAACCCGCGCTTCCGGGATCTGGACACGCGCATTGCGGCGCTCGAAGCGCTCAAGATCGCGTGGGAAGCGGCCGTGCAGACGTTGACGGACTTCGGCCTGGCACGGCTCGACTCCGTGCTGAGCCCGACCTTCGCCACGCTCAATCAGGATGTGGCGAACGCCAACGCGAGCGTAGCGGCCATCACAGCCTCGCAGTCCGCGGCCCTGGCGGCCGTTGCCACGTGGCAGGCGCAAACGCTCGCTGCCATCACGGCCTGGGAGAACGCACTCCAGGCGACCGCATTGGCAATGCTCGGTACGACGGCGATTCTGGCGGGCAATGGCCAGGGTGGTTTTGCGCCTGTGACCATCGGCGCCGGGCTCAGTTACGCGAACGGCACGCTCAATACCGCCGCAATTCCCGCGTTGAGTTCCGCGGCCTTGCTGGCCGGTGATGGTAAGGGCGGATTCGCTTCGGCGACCGTGGGTAGCGGGCTCAGCTATGCGAACGGCACACTGAGCGCGCCCACGCTCGCGTGGAGCGCGAAGAGCGCTTCGTTTGCCGCAGCGTTTCAGAACGGTTATTACGTGATCGCGGCGGGAGTCGTAGCAACACTGCCGGCCGGAACCGCAGATGGGCAGCAGGTGCTCTTCATCAATGGGCTCAGCGGCGCCAGCACGTTCACCATCGTTCCATCGTCTGGGCAGAAGGTAATGGGCGATTCAAACGGGCTGACGGTGGATATCACCTACGGCGGGTTCGCATTGATCTATTTCGCGGCGACGAGCGATTGGAGAGTCTTCTAACATGAAACGCTTTATCTTCTGCCTGCTCTTGTTGAGCGCGTTTGCTTACGGGCAAACCTCACTGTCAACACTACTCAGGAGTAAAACAGTCACCAAACAGCAAGTCTTTCTGACTTCCGGGACTTTCACGCCATCGGCCAATCTGGTCGCTTTGGGAGGCTGGGTTACGGTTGAAGCCGTTGGCGGTGGTGGTGGCGGTGGCGTTGGGAATTCAAGCGGTTACCCGGGTGGTGGGGGCAACGCCGGACAGGTAGTCGTGAAGATGGTCCAAGCGACCGTTGCAACGACCGTCACTATTGGCGCGGGCGGCGCGGCGGCGGGCGCGGGCGGAACGACCACTTTCGGCGCATTGGTGTCCGCATCTGGTGGAACTGCTGGCTTTTCCAACGATGGTGCCTCTGCGACCAATTCTGGCGGTACTGGCGCCAATGGCGCAGGATTCACTCCGTCTGGTTCACACGGCGGAAGTGGTGGACAATGTCGCGATGGTTTCGCGGGCGGTGGTGGCGGCGGATCAAACACGAATGGCGCTGCTTACGCGGGACAAGGTGCGTGCGGTGGAGGAAATGGCGGCGCGAATACGCTGCAAGCTACCGCCGCAGGCGCAAACACGGGAAGCGGCGGCGGAGGCGGCGCTACGAACGCAGGTTATACCGGCGGCGCGGGCGGTTCTGGAATCGTGATCGTGACGTGGCAGGAATAGGGAGGACTTCATGAAGATCATCAACACCGCTCTGCTCGTGCTTCTTGTGGCGTTCTGCGCCATGGCCAAATCCGAAACCGTTTATGCCGTCATAGAGGATGGCGTAGTGACCAACACGGTTGTTGCCGATCAGGCCTTCATGGATCAGCACTATCCCGGTTCGCCTCGCATCGACAACGTCACGCCGCAGCCCGGCATCGGCTGGGGCTACGACGGCGTCACATGGACGGCACCGCAGACGTTCGCCATCGTCACAGCCGGGACCGTCGCTCAGGTTGTGACGGTCCTGCCGTCCAAGATCGGCGTTCAGTATCCCGGCGCCATCCGCATCGACAACCTGAACCCGATGCCAGTGGTCGGCTGGACCTACGACGGATCCACGTTCGCCCCGCCCTCGAAGTAGCACGCGCGTGTAGCGCGCTTCTATCCTCAGCTCGTTATCTTCCGGCCGGCCCGAACCGGCGTAAATCACTCAAAGGAGAAATTCATTCATGCCAGGAAACCAGTTCCTGCACGGTGCCGAAGTTCTGCAAATCGACACCGGCTCGCGGCCGATCACGACTCCGTCCTCGGCTGTCATTGGCCTGATCGGCTCCGCACCGTTCGGGCCGCTCAATACCCCGACGCTGATCAGCGGAAGTCTGCAGCTCGCCACACAGACCTTCGGTCCGGCTGGTTACGGCTTCACGATTCCCGACGCGCTGGCCGCGATTTTCGCGCAGTGCGGCGCCCAGGTGGTCGTCGTCAACGTGGCGGACCCGGGCGACAACACGCTGCAAACAAACGTCGCTGCCGCTCCACTGGCGTTCAGCTCGGTCGGCCAGATTCAGCTTCCGCATGTCGCGGTGTCTGCTGTCGCGCTTACCGGCCCGGTGACGGCGCCCATGACGTTCCAGGGCACGGCATTGCCATTGCCCCCGGGCGCCAGCGCGCCGGTCGTGAAGTCCGCCGACGGCACGAAGACCTACGTGCTGGCCACGGATTACACCTTCGCCGGCGGCACGATCACGCAGGTGGGCGGCGGCAACATGGTCGCGAACCAGGCGGTGCTGGTGACTTACACCATCGCTGGCATCACCGCCGGTACCGACTACACCATCGCCGCGCAGACCGGGCTGATCACGCTCATCTACGGCGGGAAGATCGCAGCCAATGCCACGCTCAACGTGGCCTACAGCTACCTCGATCCGACCAAGGTCACCCAGGCTGCGGCGGCCGGCGGCACGAACGCCACCACGGGCGCCTACACCGGCGCGCAGGCTCTGCTCGCCGCGGCGAGCGTGGCCGGCGTCACCCCGCGCATCCTGTGCGCTCCGGGCTTTACCGGCATCAAGACCGGCACGACGGCCAACGCGGTCATCGCCGCGCTCTCCGCCGTCGCCAACAAGCTGCGCGCCATCGTCGTAGTTGACGGGCCCAGCGCTGCCAACGGCCCGCTCACCACCGACGCCTCGGCGATCAGCTTCCGCAACGATTGGGGTTCGAAGCGCATCTTCCTGGTCGACCCGGGCGTGATCCGCTTGAACCCGGTCACGGACGTCAACGACACGCAGCCGGCTTCTGGTTACGTCGCTGGCCTCATTGCGAACCAGGACGCCACCAATGGCTTCTGGTTCAGCCCTTCGAACCAGGTCCTGAACGGCGTGCTCGGCACCAATCGCCCGGTAGATTTCGCCATGGGCGATTACTCCAGCCGGGCGAATCTACTCAACCAGAACGACATTGCCACGGTCATCTACCAGGACGGCTACCGGCTGTGGGGTAACCGAACCTGCTCTGCAGACCCGCAGTGGAGCTTCCTGTCGGTCGTTCGCACCGCCGACATGATCAACGACGCGATCCTCCAGAGCTTCCTCTGGGCTGTGGACCGCAACATCACCAAGACCTTCCTCACGGACGTCGTCGATAGCGTCAACTCCTACCTGCGCAGCCTGCAGGCCGAGGGCGCCATCATTGACGGCAAGGCCTGGGCCGATCCGGAGCTGAACACCCCGACGACCATCGCGTCGGGTCAGATCTACATCGACTTCGATTTCGCGCCGCCCTATCCGGCTGAGCACATCACCTTCCAGTCGATGATCAACGACAACTACCTCACGGAGGTGACCGCTTAATGCCTTACCCGCAACGTCTGCAGAACTTCTCGGTCTTTGCCGATGGCAAAGGCTATGTGGGCCTGGCGCCCGAACTCAACCTGCCGAAGGTGACGTCGAAGACGGAAGAGTACCGCGCCGGCGGCATGGACACGCCGGTCGAGGTCATCACCGGCACGGAGAAGCTCGAGTGCTCCTTCACGCTGGCCGAATACAACGCCGCCGTGATGGCGCTGTGGGGCATCACCACCAGCGCGGAGACGCGGTTCAGCTTCCGCGGCGCCGTCCAGCGCCAAGGCGAGGACGCGCAAGCGATCGTCGCTACGGTCGGGGGCCGGATCAAAGAGCTGGATCCGGGCACGTGGAAGGCTGGCGATCAGGCCACGCTCAAGGCGTCCATCGCGGTGACTTATTACCGGCTCACCGTCAACGGTACGGACGTGATTGAGATTGATGTCATCAACATGAAACGCATCATCAAAGGCGTCGATCAACTCGCCAGCCAGCGCACGGCGCTGGGCATCTAAGCCATTTCTGCAGCCACGGCAGGCCCGGTCCGGGCGGGATTCCCGGAGCCAACTACTTTCACTTTCCTTGGAGATGGGGCGGCGTTGCGAGCCGCCCCGCTTTTTTAGCAGGATTCCATGCAGCAATCTGAAACCACAATCAAACTCGAGTTCCCAATTACTTCCGGCGCGCAGCTGATTCAAGAGATCACTTTGCGCCGGCCCAAGGTCAAAGACACGCTTGCCGCCCAGAAAGTGGCCGGCAACACGGCGGAGCAGGAGGTCCGGCTGGTGGCGAATCTCGCGAGCCTGACGCCCGCCGAAATCGAAGAGCTCGATGCCGCCGATTATGCGCGCCTGCAAGAGGTACTTGCCCGTTTTTTCTCCCCGACGCCGCGGAACTCCGCCAAGCCGTAGTGTGCTTGGCGAACGTGACCGGCTGGTCTCTCTCCGAACTGCTCGATCTCTCGATCGAGGATTTCCGCGACTGGTCTGAAGCCGCGCAATCTGTCCGCGAATCGCTTCTTCCTTAAAGCTGATGCCTACTCCCAACGCCAGTGTTGTTGTCAAAATCGGCGCCCTGATGGATGCGACCGTCGGCTCCGTCTTCGGCAAGACCACGTCTGGTCTCAAGAAGATCGGCGACACGATGAAGGACCTGGCGTCGCGCTCGCAGGAAATGAAGCGACTGGAAGCTGCGAGCGTGCGCCTGGGTGAGTCCGTGGAAGGGCTCAACGCGCGCTACGAAAAGCAGAGTGCCGCGCTCGCCAAGGCGGAGGCCTCCTTCGCCAAGGTCAAAGAGAAGATCGCGGCGGCCGGCGGCGCCGACGAGAAACTGGCTGCCCAGCTTGCGCATGCCGATGAGGCTGTGCTGCGCGCCCGGGCAAACCTGGACCGCACGAACGTCAGTCTGACCAAGACCAAGGCGGATTACAGCGAGGCCTCCGCGGCGGCGGAGAAGTTCCGTGCTGCCAATCAACACGTGGAGTACTCCCTCAACCAGTTGGGCACGGCGATGAAGCGCTATGAAGGGGCGAGCGCCGCGCTCAAAAAGAACCAGGCCAGCCGTGCGCAATGGCGTGCCGCCATGGTGGAGGTCGGCATTCTGGGCGCGGCGGTGAAGCGCGTTTTCGACAAGGCGAGCGAATCGGAGGATGCCAAGATTCGCCTGGGCTTCGTCCTGCGCGGCGACAAGAAACAGATCGGCGATGTCATCCGGGAAACGCGAGCGTTTGTGCACAACAGCTCGGCCACGATGCCGGAAATGCTCGCGATCCAGGGCACGCTCAACCGGGAAGGCCTGCAGGCGGATGAAGCGTTGATCGCTTCGAAGACCGTGCACATGGTCTCGCAGGTCACCCAGCAGGATGCGGCCGAGACGGCCAAGGCGATCGCAAACATTTACAACACTGCCGGGCTGCAGATGGTGGGCTCGACCCAGCAGAAACTCTCGCACATCGGCGACCTGGCGGCGGCGATACAGCAGAACTTCGCCATTGAGGATATCGGCGGCCTGGGCTCCGGCCTCGCGAAGGCTTTGCCGCAGGCCAGCATGGCGCGGGTGAGCTTCGAACAAACCGGGGCTGCGATTGGCGCGCTCACCCGCTATGGCATGGAGGCCGGTGGCGCTGGGCAGCAGATGAGTGCGGTGCTGCGCAATTTGACCAAGGCTTCCAAGGAACTGGGCTTCCAGCTTGTTCACAACGCCCAGGGCAACCTCGACTTCGAAGGCACCATCCTCTCCATGAACGCTCGCTTGAACCGGATGGGCGGCCTCGAGCGCAACCGGGATGCCCTCACCAAGGCATTCACCCGGCGCGGCGCCGATGCGGCATTCTACCTGTCGCGCGCCGCCGCAACCGGGGAACTGGTGCAAGCGCAGGAGGCGCTCGCCGGCAGCACTGGACGCGTTCGAGAGGAGTATCGGAAGTTAGAGAATTCTCCACAAAAGCAATGGGAGAAGGCCGTCAAGAACATCGGGATGATCTTCAACCCGATTGGCATCGCGATGATGCCAGCAGCTACAGCCGTGCTTGAAAAACTGGAAGGCGTGTGCGCGAAGCTCGGTGCGTTCTTCGATGAGCATCCAACCGCGGCGAAGTGGATTGGCGGAGTGACCGTTGCTGCGCTGGGCCTTGGCGGTGCCATTACCGTCGTCGGCTATGCGATGGCGACGATCCTGACGCCGTTCCTGAAGATGAAGGAACTGGCACTGCTGTGGAAGCTGCGCAGTTTGGAGACGACCATCCAACTCGGCGCACAGACCGTCGCAACCGGCGAGGCGGCGGTCGCCACCGAGGGCCTGGCCGTGGCGGAGACTGAGGAAGCAACGGCCGGCGCGGCGTCGAAAGCGGGCCTCTTGACGCGTATCCCGCTCCTGGGCCGGCTGGCCACAGCGCTCGGGCTTGCGGGCGATGCTGAGCTGGAATTGGCCACGGCAGCCGGCACTGCGGAGACGGCCCAGGCCGGGCTCATGGCCACGCTGGCGCCGCTCCTGGGCGTCGGACTCCTGGGCGCCGCCACGGGTGGTGCGATTGCGTACCACCAGATGAAGGAGAACCAGGCTGCCACCGACGAGCGGTGGAAGCGCTGGTCCGGCACGCACATTGTCCTGAACCACGGCGCGGCGCCGTCTCCTGGCGCAGCGCTCGAGGGAGCGCAGCTTCCCGGCGGTCACGCTGTTCCCATCGCTAAACCAACGGCGCTTCATACCGGGCTCGAAGGCATGATCGAGATCGGGCAGCCGAAGAAGATGGCGAAGGGCGGCATCGCCACGAAGCCGACCCTCGTCGAGGTGGGCGACGCCGGCACGGAGGGGATTATTCCGTTGCCGCACGGCTTCCGGCAGGGTCTGGGGCATAGCACCACGATCACGATTCACATGCCCATCACTATTCACAGCGCCAGCGATCCTGTCGCTGTTGCCTCGCAAATTCAATCTACGCTGGAGCGCGCGGTTCGCGATGCCGAAGCGCGCCGGCGCGGAGGGATGCACGACTGATGGCTACCGACATCATGATGCAACTTGGGAACTTCCAGTTCTCGATTCAGACGGCGGCCTACCAGGAACTGCGCCGTAATGTGGAATACCGCTGGGCGGAACTGAACCGGATCGCGCACCGGCCTTCCCTGCAGTTCGTGGGCGTGGGCCGCGATGAGATCGAGCTGCGCGGCGTAATCCTGCCCACGTTCCACGGTGGCATTCACCAGGTGGACATTTTGCGCACTTACGCGCAGAAGGGCCAGCCGCAGACGCTCACCACCGGGCGCGGTGAGAACCTGGGCCCATGGTGCGTCCTGGCGATCACCGACGAGCAGCGGACGATGACGTTCAAAGGAACGCCGCTCAGGATCGAGTTCACGTTGCGGCTCAGCTACTACGGTCCGGACGATGAGAGCGCCGGCTCGCGCGGCTACGTCTCCTCGACCTGGTACAACCTCCTGGGCAAGCAGGGCACCACACTGATCACGCCGCCCGATATCCCGACCGCCAAATCCGGCGTCTTGCCGCCGGTAAAAACCTCGCAACTGGGCAGCCTGACGACGGCGCTGCAGGCGGCGAAGATCCCGCCGCAAGCCGCGGCGTCGACGCTCACCAAGGCTATCCAGACCGTCCAGTTGATCCAGAAGGACGCGACCGCCGCGGCGACGGTCCTCGCGCAAGTTTCGATGACGGTCTCGAGCCTGAAGACCGGGATTGCCCATGATCCTGTGGGCACGATCTCCCGGCTCCTGACGAGTGGCATTGGACAGGCCGGCATCAAGACGTTGTTCGGATCGGACCTTGCCGGATCGCTCTCCCAGATCGGGGCGGCGGTGCAGGTCGGCCAGGGCACTGTCCAGACTGTGGGTAACCTGCTCGCCACCACAGCGCGGAGTGTGAATCACTGATGCCGCAGCAGTACACCACCAAGGCGAACGACATGGTCGACGCGATCGCTTACAAGGTCTATGGCGCGACAGCGGGTTACACCGAGGCCATCCTGGCCGCGAATCCCGGCCTCGCCGACGAAGGTCCGCTCTTGCCAGCGGGCATCGCCATCACGCTTCCGGACCTGAGCGACCAGGCCCAGCAGATTCAGACCGTCAAGCTCTGGAACTAATTTGACTCCGCAATTTCGGATCACAGCGAACGATGTCGATCTCACATCGAAGATCGCGGCGCGCCTGATCCGGCTGCACATCACCGACGAAGTGGGTGTGACTTCCGACCAGTTGCAGATCGATCTCGACGACCGGGATGCGGCCATCGTACTGCCGCCCTTCGGCGCGATGATCGAGTGCTCGTTGGGATACAAGGAGTCCGGCCTGTCCGCGATGGGCCGCTGGATCGTGGATGAGCTGGAAGTGGAAGGACCGGACCGGCGCCTGACGCTCCGGGCGCGCAGCGCCAACACGCCGGCGCCCGTGGCGAATACAAACTCGACCTGCATTTCCGGACTCCAGGCCCGCAACACCGACACGTACACCGGGCTGACGATCACCGGCATTGTGGCCAAAATCGCTACTCGCAACAACCTGGGCGCGGCGGTCGATCCGACCATCGGTGCGATCCAGATCGCCCACCGCGCGCAGACCGGCCAGAGCGACAACGAATACCTCTCCGTGCTGCTGGAGCTGGTGAACGCCGGCTGGAAGATCCAGGGCGGCAAGATCATCGTGTTTCAGCACAACGCCGGGGTCGCGCCGTCGGGTGGCACGGGCAAGTCGATTCCAGCGACGAACATTGCGCCCACCGACTGCTTGCGCTGGGCGGCGACACTGACCCGGCGCAGCTCGCACAAGCGCGCCCGGGCGCGCTACCACGATCCGCAGGCTGGCCAGGACACCTACGTGGAAGCGGTCTCGGACGATGCCACGGAGGAAGACACCGTCGATACGGATCCGGCCGAGTACCCGAACAGCAACGAGGCGCTCGCTGCGGCCACGTCGAGGGTGCAACGTCTGGATCGCGGCTCGGAACTGCTCCGCCTCACGCTGCAGGGCAATCCGGCGATCTGTGCTGAAGGCCCGCTGATTCTCTCCGGCTTCCGGCCGGAGATCGACCATGCGTGGATTGCAGTGCGCGTGGAACACACGCTCGATCAGTCGGGCTACATCACCGAGATCGAAGCGCAGAAGACCCTTACGCAGGCTGCCGGTTACCGGCAGGGCAAGGGCCTTACCGCAACCCGACCGAAATAGGCGGTCGCGACGCTCCGGTCCGCTGATCCTCCGCTGACTACGGCCCACCAAGCTCACTTTTTGGAGGCAACATCATGAACAAATGGTCTCGCAAGCACTGCACCCCACGTGTGGTTCTGGTCATCCCGTGGTTCGTGCTGGGCACGTTGCTGTGCTGGCCGGCGTTCGAGCTGGGCCTCCTGCTGCACGGGATGCGCCCGGGCCTCACGAGTACAGCCTGGGCACTTGACTGGCTCACGGACTGCCGCAAGAACAGCGCGTGCCTGCCTTCCCAAACCACTGCCACTGTGGGCGTTATCAGGGCTGCATCGGTCCAGAGCTACCAGGCCTCGCGGCAAATGCAACTCACGGCGGTGGAAGGATTGGCCTTCCTTAGGGACGTTCGTCGCGATACGCACAGCGTTCTCGCCGAACTCCAGACCTCCATCCATGAGACGGGCCTGCTGGTGCGCGACACGCGCCAGCGGTTGAACACGGCGCTTGACGATGCGGATTTGGCGGTGAAGGCCGGGAACCAGTTCCTCATCACCGCTAACTCCACGCTGCTGCCGCTCAAGGAATCGCTCGACAACATCGACCGTTTGACCAAGCTGGCTGCCGACCAGCTGGCCGCCGGTTCGCCCAAGGTTGAACAAACTCTGACCGACCTCGACCGGGCGGTGGACGATTTCGCCAAGCTGCTCGAGGACAACAACATTCAGACCACGATTGCCAACATCGCTGGCACGAGTGGACATCTCGATGGCGCCGCCGAGTCGATCGACGACGCTCTTCGCCCGTGGCGCGAGCGCGCGGGCATGCTGAAAACCATTGTGAGTAAGGCGTTCGACATGCTCAAGCTCACATTTCCCGTCCGATAGGAGAACAAACACATGACTGTATTTCTGACTTGGCTCAAGATCATTCCGACGATCCTCTCGACCGTCATGTCCATCATCGCCGCGCTCGAACAGGGCTTCCAGGAAGTCGCTGGAGCGACCGGCAACAGCGCGGCCCAGACCGGCGCGACCAAACTCAACGTCGTGCAGGCCGCTCTGCAGTCGCTCTACACGACGGAACAGAGTGTGGCATCGGTGGTGCCCATCGACAAACTCACCACGTACGTGACCTCGATCGCCAGCGCGCTGGTCGACGCCTTCAACAAACTGGGCTGGTTCAACAAGACCACGCCTCCGACGGCCAGCGCCACGGCCTAAGCCCGCGGCGACCGATCCCAAAACAACCATGCAGATTGGGCGGGGCGTCCAGCCCCGCTCCGAAAGGTTAACGATGAACAGCAACATGCGTCTCTGGCTGCACGGCCTGCTGGCCGCTGTGCTTTCCGCACTCGGAGATTCCGGCACTGTCGCGCTCGGCGCCGCCGTAGTGGCTCCGGGTTTCCTGCGGGATTCGCGCTTCTGGGAAGCTCTCGCCGGCATGCTCGTGTTTTCCGCATTGAAGACCGTCTTCGCCTACCTGAAGCAGAGCCCGTTACCATCGAGCATCCTCAGCACCGCCCCCGCGGGGAATGCCACCCGCTGAACCGCCAAGCGCGCTCTGGCGGCCCGGGCCGCATCCAATTTGTCCATTTTGCGACTATCCATGCTGGGTCAGCGCCGATGCTTTCGGCGGGGTGAATTGGCGCGGCTGTGTGCATGTGAGCGACCTGGCTGAGCAGAGCGGAACCCTGGGACTTGCCTTCAGGACGAACCCTACAAAGGAAATCACCGTGAGTGAAGAATCGCCAAGCATTCAGGAGATCTCCCGGCACGTGGCAACGCTGATCACGCGCATCGACAGCCTGCAAAGCAGCGTGAACGAGATCAAGGTCTCGATGGAAAAGCTGGCAGAGGGGCATACGAGCACGCGTGAATTCCAAGCAGAGGCCCGGCGCCGGCTGGACGATTGTGCGGCAGATCGCCGCGACCTATGGAACAAGATCAACGACATTCGCGATCGCGAGCTGAAGGAGATCCGCGACAAGGTGGACGATGCCCGCGCGGAGGCCAGCACTGCAATGGAGCGCACACAGTCGCTGTCCATGTGGCTCAGAGTCGCCTGCGCGGCTTGCGGTGCGTTGCTGCTCGCCTTGTTCGTCGCGGTGCTGCACAAGCAGTAGAGGAAACATGCCCAAATTCATACCGTTTCTTAAGACGTTCATCTCCCTTCTGTTGGCGGCCGGCGCGCTCTTTGCACAGCCCACGCTGGTGACTGTCAACGGCCCCATTAACAACCCCAACGGCACTCCGTGGTCGGGCCACATCACTGTCAGCAATCCCGGCGTCATTTGCGGCGGTGTGAAAATCCAGGCGTCCGCACAGGATTACACCGTCACCAATGGCGTGAGCATCCCTGCCATTCAGCTTTACGCGCTGGCCTCGTGCACGCCTGGCTACGACTACAACGTGATCTATTACAGCCAGAGCCAGAGCCATAACCGCGCGCCGGCGTTTTGGGCGATCCCCAGTTCGCCGACGACCACGACGGTTGCTGCGATCGAACGGAACACACAGATCCCGGCGTCGATGCAGCTCAACTGGAACCAGATGCCGTCCGGTACGGCTGTGGGCCAGGTGCCTACGTGGAGCGGTGCATCGTGGGCGCCAGCTATTCCTGCAAGCGTCTCTGTATCGGTTTCTTCTGTATTCGGACGTTCCGGCGCCGTTGCGGCGCAGGCTGGTGACTTCACCACTGATCTGGTCACGGAAGGCGGAAGCCTGTACTTCACACCTATCCGAGTCCAGACCGCGATGGCTGGGCTGTACCAGACGCCGTTGACCTGGCTCGGCTCTGGCATTTCCGGCGCGCTGGATCAGATCCTGGGTAGCGCGGCACAGAAACCCGCGAGCTACTTTCAGGCGGCGATCGCCGGCGCCCCGACGACCTGGCCGAGCTTCGCCATCGTCGCCACCAGTGGGAATTACAGCGATCTCAGCAACAAGCCGACAATTCCAGCAGCGCAGGTGCAGAGCGACTGGAACGCTTCCAGCGGCCTGGGCGTAATCCTGAATAAGCCTGCGATCCCGGCCACGACGGCGCAAATCGCAGAGAGCGGAAATCTGTACTTCACCCCCGCCCGCGTCCTGAGCGCGATGGCGGGACTGTACCAGGCACCGATCACGGGCGCGCCCAGCACGTGGCCTGTGACGTGGCCATGGGCGTCCCTGTCCGGCGTTCCGTCTTTCGCTACGGTCGCGACATCTGGAAGCTATGCGGATCTCAGCAATAAGCCCACCATCCCGGCTGCCCAAGTGCAGTCTGACTGGAATGCTTCCACCGGCATGGGCGTGATCCTGAACAAGCCCACGATCCCGGCCACGACGGCGCAAATCACGGAAAGCGGGAATCTCTACTTCACCACGGCCCGCGTTCTGAGCGCGATGGCCGGACTCTACCAGGTGCCCATCACTGGGGCGCCTGGAACGTGGCCGACATTCGCCACTGTCGCGACTTCCGGCAGCTATGCGGATCTCAGCAACAAGCCCACGATCCCGGCTGCACAGGTGCAGTCTGACTGGAACGCTTCCAGCGGTCTGGGCGTGATCCTCAACAAGCCCACGATCCCGGCAGCGCAGGTTAACTCGGACTGGTCCTCTGCCTCTGGGCTCTCCCAGATCCTGAACAAGCCCACGACCTGGCCATGGGCATCGCTCTCTGGCGTCCCTTCGACATTCGCACCCTCAGCCCATGCTGCGAGCCACCAGTACGGCGGCTCCGATCCTGTGGCGACGGTGACGCCGGCGGCCAATGCAATCCCGATGGCGGGCAGTGCCGGGACTCTGGCGCCCGGCTGGATTCCTGCGCTCAGTTACGCACCTCAGACGACGGGCAGCGTCCCGCTCAAGGGGAACGGCTCTGGCGGATTCTCCGCGGCTGTAGCTGCTGACATCGCTGCTCTCTGGGCTAGCTGTGGATCGTCTTTCATGAAGGGCGACGGGACGTGCTCCGCAGGCGGCGGAGGCATGACATACCCGAGCGCCGGCATTCCGGTGTCCACTGGATCAGCCTGGGGAACCTCGCTGGCCGCCCCAACCGGCACCTTCGCAGACACCGGAGCTGCGAACACGTTCGCTGCTGGCATGAAGCAAACCTTCCAGTCCAGCACTGCCACGGCAGGAATCAACGTACTCCCGATGGCAGCCGCTCCGACGTCTCCAGCCAGTGGTGACATCTGGATTATCGACTCCAGCAGCCCCACGTTTAACTATCGGCGGGGCAGCACAAGCTACGCTCTTCTCAACATTTCCTTTGGCCAAACGCTGACTGCGAATCACAAGCTCACCAGCGGAACGGGTGGAGCTATTACTGTGCAGCCCGGAGCTGCATATACAAGCACATCAGATGGTGTTCTTAACCGCACCAACGCGCCCTCTCACGGCTTTGGCGCATCCAGCACACCGTCCGTGATGGAGGTCTACGACAGCAACGGCGGCTCAGGACCGGGCAGCAGCAAGCTGGGCGTCATGCCCACACATTTCACGTCCGGGGAGTCCGGGAAGGCGGTGGCAGTTTCCGCGACGAACCTCTTCACCGCGCCTGGATCAGCCTTACAGCAGGTGTGGATCATCACGGGCACGATCACGCCCACGTCCACCTGGTCGTGCGGCTCCGGGACTGGCACTCTTGCGATGACGATTGCATGGACCGACGCGAGGGGCGCGAACAGCTACAGCCCGATCAGCGTGGCAGCTACCAGCGTCTCGAATGCTGTTGCGAGCGGTACGGCGATGAATGGGAGCTACACGTTCCAGGCCACCATCATCCAGAAATCGACCACGCCGGCGACCTACGCCATCTCTGTTCCCACCGGTTGCTCGACCGTCTCGTTTGACTACTTTGTGTCCGCAGCGAGGATTGGCTAACCATGAAAAGACTCATCTTTATCGCACTGTTCGCTCTGCTCGCGCTGCCATTGGCAGCACAGACCACGTGGGTCGCACCCCAGACGACGCTGGCCGGCATCGCCACGAGCTCCGTGGTGGGCTCCCCACTCGTCACACCGCCAGACGCGAACCTGCACGTCTGGCTGATTTCCAGCGCGCTCAAAGTCGTAACGGCGGCCGGCTGCAGTGCAGGTTCGCTTTCCGCCCAGTTCCTCTGGACTGATCCGACGGGCTCAAACTCCTACACCGCGATCAGCATTCCGTTCGCGTCGCTCGCTGGAACGCCGGCGAGCGGATCGAACCTGGGGAGTCAGTCCATCATCGGACCGCTGCTGCTGTTCACATCTACCGCGGACCCGATCGTCGTCAACATGACGACGCCGACGTGTTCGAGCTTCTCCTACGCCTATGCACTGAGCGCCAGCCAGTTGTATTAGCGCGCAGTGCGGACATCCTGAATGACAAAGAGCCCGGCGCCGATGCCGGGCTCTCTTCGCGTTTACAGGAGCCTGTTACTTGGCGATCGAGTAGCAGCGCGCTTTATCGGTCTCGCGGCGCGTGCTGGTGATCGTGTAGCCGTGCTTGCTGCCCAGCGTGGAGATGAAGCCGCGGACGGAATGCGCCTTATGCCGACATCGGCATAAGGCCCATTGTACTAACCCGCTACGCGGGAATTGCGTTGCTCCGGCCTTTTTTCACAAGCCTGCACCAGTGCCTTGAGGTGAGGTGTCGGGAACGGCTCATTCGG